AAATTTACAGAGTTAAAGGGCGACCATGAGTACTAAATTAAGCAGCTACGTTTGGGACGGCTGCGCGGCTTCCGGCATGAAATTGTCCAGCGTGGCGATTATGGCGCGTCTGGCTGATTTCAGTAGCGATGAGGGAGTGTGCTGGCCGTCTATCGAGACCATCGCCCGCCAGCTCGGCGCGGGTGTGAGCACTGTCAGAACGGCGATTGCAAAACTGGAAGAGGATGGTTGGTTAACGCGTAAGGCACGGCGCCAGGGTAACCGTAATGCGTCCAATGTTTATCAGTTGAATGTGGCGAAGCTTCGAACGGCGGCATTGTCTCACCTGCCAGATTCTGACCCGTCAAAATCTGACGCATCAAAATCTGATGCGTCGAAATCTGACCCGTCAAAATTTGAGGCGTCAAAATCCAGCAAAAAGCGTGGTTTTCACCCGTCAGAATCTGGCGGGGATCCGTCAGTAAAATCAACTACTGATCCATCAAATAAAAAACCTTCTTGTCAGGTTGCTGGGCAACCCGACCCTGCCGTGGTGATCACTGACCAGGCGAAACAGGTTTTATCACACCTGAACCAGACCACCGGATCGCGGTACCAGGTCTGCAAGTCATCCCTGGAAAACATTCGTGGCCGTCTGGCTGAAGGGTTTACGCCTGATGAGCTGACGCTGGTAGTTGATTACAGCGTCGAGAAGTGGGGCGACGATCGTAAGCGTCCAGCGAGAACCGTATTGACGGGGATGCGTTATTCAATTGGCAGTGCTACGCGCCAGGGGAG